GTTTTATTACAAAATAAATTCAAATTACCAGGTCGATTTATTACTCCACCGGTCGACCTGTACCAGTGAAGTGTTCCATCGTCATGGCTGCTCTGCCAACCCTAAATAGGGCCAATGCACCAGGGCATTGCAATACATGTAAGCCTATAAATACACAGACGATAATATACATTTACGGTAACCAATACACATATCCAATTTTGCTTTTCCTTGGAACCCAGATTTGGCACTGGGCGCGACTTTTGTGACATTCGCCAGGTCATCATGACGAACCTAATCTACCAGATCAGGCTCGTCTGGGTTGGCGAATGGAACATAAGACGGATCATATTTTATCTTCCACTCGGCAACACATTCATCATAGGGGACTGTGAGACGTGTGCATATTGCTCTTATACGATCAACATGTGAACACACCTCAATCATTTGGGCTCTACGCTTTTCGTAGACCTCCTCCCCATGATTCTCCCACTCACGTAGAGCGGTATCTATATTTTGTGCGCACGCCCATTCTTCAGTATGGTCGCACTTCTTCGAATATAGATAACAATGGAGCATTTTGAAGATGGACTTTTCCACCAATGCTCCTACATGCTGTCCTTTCTTTGGACAGTATATGCTCTTCCTTTTCAGAAATTCAAATTCCTCTTTGGGTAAAAATGGTACTAGTTGCGATTCTTTGTCTGGCATTGTGTACGTTTGACCAAATTTTTCCAAGTACTTGGAAACGGTTTTAATGTCAAACCCTGTGATTGTCCTACTCACAGAACCAATGTTGTCATCACCATAAGTCATCAATGAAACCACGTCTCTAAAACGTATTCTAGTTTCAACTGACTTTGGTGTATGCGTCGAATAAAAAGCACAACGCAAATTCAGACTACCACATATTCCATTCAAAATCACTGTAAGTGAATTGCCTGATATATGTGATCCTTCACTCAACCCAATGAGATCACCATTGAAAGCAATTAACGCGTAAACAATATCGCCCGTCATTGCTTCCATTATCCGTAAGTCTTCTTGTTTGTACTTACACTTGCGTGCAAAATCAAT